GGTCGCCAATGACTAGAATGTTTCTAACCTCTGACTTCCTCATTTCCTGAATGACTGCTATCTCGTTAGGCTTTAATCTGTATCTATTATTTCTTAGCACCGTCAGCAATACCTTGTCCAATTACAAGAGCTACTAAAGAATAAAGAATGTTTTGCGATACTTCAGGGTCTACTCCCCAGTTATCGCTTAATAGTTGTACAATAATACCTACTACTGTATAAAGGAATTTTCTACTTGACACCATTTTTCTTAGTGTTTGATAAATTAGCCACTTTTTCATAATTATTTATTTTTGATTATTAAGTTAATATTTGTGCCGCCTAAATTAAGTATTTCTTTCATAACTAAGTCCATAGCTAAGGTTGAGTTATTAACAACGTCCTGTTGGGTTCCCTGACCTACTAGAATACAACCTCTTGTATCTTTAGGAAAATTACCTCTATGAAAAAGAATGTAATCCCTATTAGGTACATCTTGAACTAACAAATGTAAGTATTCTCTTGTAGCTGATTCTCTTGCTAGTCTTAGTCTTACAGGGTATTCTCCTTCAGGAATGCAGCTAATGTTTCTTTGATTATCTAACCAAGGGTTTTCTAGTGTATCACAGAACCTTTCACCATTTATAAAAAGCTCACCTATTGTAGACTTATCTGAGAATGTATCTCTAATGATAAGAAGGTTAATCAAATTAGATTGAATAGGTGGCATAGATTTTAACGTCTTTAACTTCTTTAATAAAAACTTTACGCACTTTAACATCTTCTGTAATTTTAGTTATGTACTTAGGATTCAAACTGTTTAGTTTTCTTTTCTTAGGCATTATCTATTCTTTTTATGAGCCCACCACTTGTCAATAGTATAAGCTATTGATACAACTAAAAGAAGAATCTTTAATACTAACTCTAAGTTAGTGAATGTTGTTACGCTTAGTACTGTTCCGTTTAGGACTGCTACTTCTGATATTTCTTGTATTGTTGTTTTTATCGGCATTGCTCAAATAAGATTTTAATTTAGTTACGTTCTGTTGTTTAGGTTTGTAGTGCTTCTTCATTAATCTGATGAATTTAAAAAGTTTCTCAAAGTAAGTTTAGTCCCTTGTTGTGGTGTTTCAAGATTCATATTATTGTAATAATTTTCTCTTGACGGATTTACGTCAGAACCTGAGTTTGTAGAGTATTCAGGAAAACTAGAAGTATTATTTGTAATGTAGTCTATAAGCCTTTCACGATAGTAACTTGCAGTATTTAAAATTTCTTCTCTGAAACTCTGTGCTTCTTCTGTACTTAAAGCTGTACCTGTTTCTGAAGTCTTAGAGTAAATATTGCCGTTCTCTACTTTGTGCCTAAGATAATTAAAAGCGTGATAAAGCGAATACGAGGGCAGCATATCGCCTATGTAATCGTCTAGTAAAGTCTTGTAGGCTTCATTTCCTACATTACCTACTGTTCCTGCTGTAATTAAGTCTTTAAGTTTTTGATTCAGGTCTGTGCCTAAAGCTGTTTCAACATAAATTTTCTGTGCTTCACGTACGAACGGAAGTAAGAGTTCAACGTCTACATTTAAATTGATTGCTGTAGAGTCCTTTAATTTAGCTTCTGATATAAATAGTATGTATGACATTGTTATCTAGGTTCTAAAAATCCGTTATTTTTCATTCTTTTTGGTGGTCTTGCTACTTTGTTATCATTCTTTTCTGCTGTAAATCCTTCTGACCTAGCTTTTGTATATCCTATTAATTGACTAGAAGAAATATCACTCTTAGCATTAGTTAGTGAAGTCTTGTAAATTTGTCTTAACCAAAAATGGTGACAGTTACCACCGCCTTTCCAAAGCCAGATGCTATAAGTGTTAGCACCTCTAGGTCCCCAACCTGGATTTACAGCCCTACTTCCCATAGTAATAATATCTTGTTTACGATATATCTTTTTTGCTGAAGTCATTAGTTTGCAAAAATCTCTAGTTTCTCCTTTTTGTGATAAGAAATTATCTTTAGCATAAACATATCTAACTTTGTAATAATCATTAAATGATTTATTTACTCCATCTTGATTGTTTTTACCTCTAGTTTTTGCATTAGGTCTTGCAATACCTGTTGAAGCTAGTTCTGTCTTTTCGTTAGCTAATTCATTTAATACTTCTTCATAGTCAAAGTCTTGGTGTTCTCCGTCTACTATTTCTTCTTCTATTAGTTCCCAATCGTCAGGAATGTCTTCTCCAAATTCTTCAATGAAAGAATCTAATTCAGTCTTTTCACTTGCAAAGTCTAGGGTTTCTTCTTCAACCTCTAAAGGTGGTAATCCAATTTCTTCTCTTATTTCGTCTTGCGTCATAACTTCTCTAATAGTCTTAGAGTCAAATTGTATTGTAATTGGTTTAAGCTGTACAAACTGAATAGGCATATCCATATTATTAACTTGGAATATCTTGTGCAATACTTTTAATATTTGATTTTGGAACGGCATTATAACCGTATTAAGATAAAAATTAGAAGCGTTTAAAAGCTCGTCTGCATTGCTTGAGAACCCATTAGCACTATCTAAGCCCATAAGTGTCTTAGAAGTCACCCTATGCCCACTGAGGATGTTGCTAGTAAGTAGTTCTTGAAGTGCTAAAAATTGTTTGTCCAAATCTGAAGGACTAATAGAAGTTATTTCAGGTACTCTTGTCTTGTCGTCTGAGAACGTTAAAACGAATTTTCCTGCATTTTTCTCTGATGTAAATTTAGCTTCTAAACTTTGCTCTATCTGTCTTCTCTCTTCTGCTGTCGGTATGCCATTCGCGAAACTAATCATAAAGCTTCCTGTGAAGCCGTTAGATATATTATTGAGGTGGAACTCTGAAACTTTAGAATCAATTAAAGCCCAGTTATTACAACTAACATAATCAGGAGTAAAATAAGAATTCATATTAGGACTGTAAAGCCCTGTGTATAATATTTGATTTGGTGAAGTTCTGTCATTGACATTAAAAGCAGGAACTCTATAAGGCTTGTTACTTCTTGTATTTGTCCAATCTCCTGATACATAGTAGCCGTTTGTTTTTCCAAATTCATCAGGACGTTCACATCTGATTTTCTCTACTGGGATATGATAGATTTCAGCTATCTGTGTTCTGTCTTTTGACCATACTATGTTAAGAGCAAATGCTCCCTGAAGTTTAAAGTCAAATGATACCTTTTTTAATACCTCGTGAAGCGTTTCGTTTCCATTAGCATTGTTCATAAAGTTCTGTAACTTTACTCTTGCTTCTTCATCTCTATCTTCTTCGTCTGTTATGACAATATCTTCTGCCGAAATCATTTCAGCAGTTGCATTTACGATTGCAGCTGTTATTGAACTAGAATAGTAAAGGTCAATTAAGAATTGAGGGTAGAGGTTCTTCCATTCTCCATTAGCGTCTCCGTATTCAATCCAATCCTTTCCTCTAACCTCTTGTACTAAAGGAGCTGTTGAAGTGCTTAAATCAATGCTTACAATTTTATCCATTTTATATATTTGAAAGGTAGTTATTAATATTTGCAGACAACGCTGAATCTTCAGATGTATATATTTGAACATCACTTACAGTTCCATCATAAGGACTATTGTCAGTCGCTCTAACGCCAATAGCGTCAATATCCATAGTTCCTTCTAGAGTATCTGAATCAGCTTGTAAAACACCATCTTTGTAAAACCTAATTACATTAGATGAATTTCTAGTTATTACTATATAGTTATTACCAAAAGTTCCACTATCTAAAGTTAGTGTTTGTTGTACTCCATCTATCTTGATTCTAAATGAGCTAGAACTAAAATATTTTAAAAATTCATTAGTTGTCGTATTATCAGCTAAAATTGCACCGCTAAAAGTATTAGGAGTCGCTCTAAAAGCTACAGTAAAAGCACCGCTAATGCTAATTTGAGTTCCACTAGTTTGTAGATTTTGTGAATTCCCAGGTACAAAAGTTAATTTTCCATTTGCAGCATTATATGCAGGCTGTTCTGAATCTGTATCTTGTACTAAGTCAAAACTATTAGTAGAGCTATCAGACCATTGTTTAACATCAGTTCCATTTAAGGATAGTCCTGTTTTAAATTTATACCAAGCAAGTAAAGAACTTTCATCAATAGGATTCCATTCTGCGCCACCTATATTTTTTGTACTTACTAAGCTAAGAGCTTGTTTTAATGCTAACATTATAT